GACATAGTACATCATAAACAATACATAACGCCAAAGAACATAAGCGACCCGCTTATTACTCTTGATTGGTCGAACCTTGAATTGCTTTGTCAAGATTGCCACAACAAAGAGCATATGAAGAAGCAGAATTCGCGTTATGTGTTTGACGAAAACGGAAACATACTCCCCCCGGGGTGCGAAAAAAATAAACGGCCACGGGAACCGATGAAGGGGAGTTAAAAAAAACTCCGCGGGCGCGCACGCGTGAGGGGGGGGTCAACGAAAGGCGGTGAATTTATTTGGCAACTTCAAAGAATACCGAAATTTTGGTAAATGATAGCGTGATTAAGAAAGAAAAACGCAAACTTATGAAGATTTTTGAAAAGGCTGTAAAAGAGGTCGGCGACGACGGCAAAAAGCGCTTTACCGACAAAGGAATTATGCTTGAAGGGCTTATCGACGAAGCGGCTTTCGTCCGTTCCGTTCTGCTTGAAGCAAAACGCCTTATAAAGACCGACGGAATAGAAACAACCACCATAAACGGCAGCCAAAAATACAAGAACGCAACACCCGCAACAAAGATTTATGCGGAATATTTGCGAACTTATACGCCGCTTGTAAATTCACTTCTTGAACATATCCCCGAAAAGAAAGAAAAGAAGCAAGCAAGGCTTGCGGCGCTGCTGATTGACGACTAAAAATTATATTTACGAATACCGCGACGCAATCGAAACGGGGCGCGTTACCGTCGGCGTGTGGATAAAGCTTATTTTTGATATTTTAATACGCGGAATTGAAAATAAGACTTGGTTTTACGACGATAAAAAGGCAAAAAAAGCAATAAAATTCATCGAAAACTTTTGCCACCACAGCGAAGGCCGCAACGATTTATTAAAGCTTGAATTATGGCAAAAAGCCATTGTTTCGGCAATATTCGGAATAGTAGATTGCGACGGCTTCCGACAATTCCGCGAAGTGTTTATAATTGTCGCCCGTAAGAACGGAAAAACCCTTTTTGCAGCTGCAATTATTGCATATATGGCATATCTTGACGGCGAATACGGCGCGAAAATATATTGCCTTGCGCCGAAGCTTGAACAAGCCGACCTTGTATATGACGCATTTTACCAAATTGTGCAAGCTGATGAAGAACTCGGCGACCCCGACTTCACAAAGAAGCGTCGTTCCGACATCTACATACAGCAACTTAATACATCAATAAAACGCCTTGCCTTCAATTCCAAAAAGTCGGACGGCTTCAACCCGCATTTGACAGTATGCGACGAAATGGAAGCTTGGCCGGGTGAACAAGGCTTGAAGCAATACGAAGTTATGAAATCCGCGCTTGGCGCAAGAAAACAGCCGCTTATATTATCAATAGCAACGGCGGGTTACGTCAACGACGGAATTTATGACGAACTTATGAAACGTTCGACCGCTTTTCTAAAAGGCGGCGACGAAATGCGCTTACTTCCCTTCTTGTATATCATTGACGATGTGCAGAAATGGGACGACATCGAAGAATTAAAAAAATCAAATCCGAATATGGGCGTTTCTGTTTCCGAAGATTTTTACATTGAGGAAATAAAAGTGGCCCGCAATTCCCTTTCTAAAAAAGCGGAATTTATGACGAAATATTGTAACATCAAGCAAAATTCTTCGGTTGCGTGGCTTGATTTTCAAGACGTGGACGACGTTTCGGGCGAAAAATACACCCTTGACGATTTTAAGGGCTGTTATTGCGTCGGAGGTATCGACCTTTCACAAACAACCGACCTTACGGCTGCTTCAATCGTTATTGAAAAATCAAAAAAACTATATGTATTTACACAATTCTTTATGCCGCAGGAGCGGTTCGACAAAGCTTGCGAAGAAGACAACGTACCTTACAGCATTTACCAAAAGCAAGGCTTGTTGACTTTATCGGGCGAACATTACGTTGATTACAAAGACGTGTTTAATTGGTTCGTTACGCTTATAAAACACTACAAAATACGGCCTTTGAAGGTTGGTTATGACAGATATTCGGCGCAATACTTAATACAAGAAATGGCGCAATCGGGCTTCCATATGGACGACGTTTTTCAAGGTACAAACCTTTCGCCGCTTTTGAAGGAATTTGAAGGAATTATCAAAGACCGAAAAATCAATATCGGCGAAAATAATTTGTTAAAGTCGCATTTGCTGAATGTTGCTGTTCAAATCAACAGCAGCGACGGCAGAATGAAGCCCGTTAAAATTGAACCGCGTATGCGTATAGACGGTTTTGTTTCTGTTATAGACGCTATGACGGTACGAAGCAAGTATTTTTCCGAAATCGGAAAACAGCTTGAAAATAACGCAGCGTAAAAGGGGGTGAAAAGAAATTATGAAATTGCTTTCAAATATGGCGGCATTTTTCACCGGGCTAAAAAGGCGCATTTTCCTTTCCGGGCGAAGCGAAAGCGTTTATTTCGGCAGCCTTCGGGAAAACGAAATTGTCGGAGCGATTGCGAACGCTGTTGCTTCCAACGTTGCGAAGCTTACGCCGCAGGTAATACGAAAGACGGCCGCAGGGGTAACAATCAAAAATGATAAACTTTCGCGGCTGCTTGAAATTCGACCGAACGCCGAAAACTCAACGTATGATTTTTTATACAAAATGGCTTCGGATTTGGTTTACACTTCAAACGCCTTCGCGGTTGTATTCTTTAACGATGATTTTTCCGAAATCACGTCAATACAGCCGATAACGGCAACAAGCCACAGAATTTTCGAAGTTGACGGCGTTTTATATTTCAAATTCGTATGGGAATATGACAAAAAAAGTTATACCGTCCCTTATCAATTTGTTATTCACATAAAAGGCAGATACAACCGAAAAAGATTTTTAGGAACGCCCCCGGACGCAGAATTGCAAAATTCAACCGAACTTTTGGGCGTTACCTACAACGGAATTAAAAACGTTATTAAAAATTCCGCTTCCCTTCGCGGATATTTAAAATATAACAACTTCGCCGATGAAGAAGAATTGCGAAAAAAAGTCGGCGAATTTCAATCGGCCTATATGTCGGCTGATAACGAAGGCGGCATTGCGGGCCTTGATAATACAATGGAATTCCACGAAATCACGCAGAAGCCCCCGGCTATTCCTATAACGCAAGTAAGCTTCTTCCGCGAAAACATATACCGTTATTACGGAGTAAATGAAAAAATATTAAATTCAACTTACACCGAAGCGGAATGGAATTCGTTTTACGAAGGCGTTATTGAGCCTATCGCAATACAACTTTCGCTTGAATTTACTTTCAAGCTATTTACGGAAGGCGAACGCAGCTACGGAAATAAAGTCATTTTTACGACAAACCGCCTTCAATACGCAACCTTGCAAACGCGAAATACCATTGCGGGAAATCTTTTTGACCGCGGTATTATCACAATTAACGAATATCGCGACTTTATGTATTTGCCGCAGATAGACGGCGGCGACGTTCGTATGGTATCGCTTAACTATGTAAAAGCCGATGAACAATCGGAATACCAAATCGGCAAAAAAGACGGAGCGGAAGGCAACCCGCCCGCCGACGGTGCGGCAGTAGTTAAGTATATAAAATGCAAATTGAAAGAAGGTGAAACGAATGATTAAAGGATTGAACACCGGGCAGCAGCCAAAAGACAATTTAAAACAGTTTTTAACCGTGAAAAATTCGACGCTTGCAACGGCTGATTTATATTTTTATGGTGATATTGTTTCTTCTTGGTGGGGCGCGTGGGACGATACCGACCAATACCCCGAAGCGATACGCGACTTTTTGAAAGAGCAGGAAGGAAAAGACCTTAATATTTACATAAACAGCGGCGGCGGTTCAGTTTTTGCGGGCCTTGCTATTTACAATATGCTTTTAAGGCATAAAGGCAAAAAGACGGTACACGTTGACGGTATGGCGGCTTCGATTGCTTCCGTAATTGCGCTTGCGGGCGATGAAATTATCGTACCTTCAAACGCGTTCTTAATGGTTCATAAGCCGTGGAACGCTTGTTGCGGCAATGCCGACGACTTCCGCAAAATGGCCGACGACCTCGACACAATCGAAACGGGAATAATGAACGCTTACAAAGCACACCTTGCCGAAGGCGTAAGCCTTGACGACGTACAGCAGCTTGTAAATGCTGAAACGTGGTTAAACGGCGAAGAAGCTTCAAAATATTTCAAAATTACCGTCGCCGACGCGAAAGAATACGCGGCACAAATTACCGACGACGTAAAAGCGGCGTACCGAAATATCCCCGAACAGATTATCAAGTCCGCGCAAGCGGCCGATAATACAGCCGAAGCAAAAGCAACGGCAAATAAAATTTTAGGCCTTGTAACAAAAGGTATATCGAAAGGAGTTTAAAAAACTATGACAGTAAAGGAAATGAAAGCCCGCTTGCGTGCGATTAACGCAGAAGCGGCAAAAACCACAGACACAGAAGTCCTCAACAAGCTTTTGCAGGAAGCGGAGGACTTAAACACAAAAATCGAAGAAGCGGCCAACCGCGCAAGATTACAGCACCTTGCGGAAGGCGCGGGCGAAGAACCCGAAGGCAACCCCGCGGGCGGCGAAGGTAGCGGCGGCGAAAGCGGAACAGACCCCGAAAACAGCACCGCAAAGCGTGGAAAAACACTTATGGCGGGCGGTAAAGTTTCGCGCGCATTTGGAGCAAAAAGCGCCCTTACTTCTTCTTCTACCGTACAGCCGCAGCATAGCGCGACAGATGTAAACCCCGGCTTCAACGAAGTTTCTTCGCTTGTTGACCGCGTAAAAGTTGTTCCGCTGAATGGTGGCGAAAGCTACAAGCGCGGATTTGTAAAGGGCTACGGCGAAGGCGATTACACAGCCGAAGGCGCAGACTATGCAGACGCAGAACCAACATTCGGTTATGCTGAAATGGTTAAAACCAAAATTACAGCATATTGCGAAGAACCCGAAGAAATTTCAAAGCTTGCCCCGGCTGCTTATAGCGATACCGTGGAAAGCTCAACCGAAATTGCAATCCGCAAAAAACTTTCAAGACAAATTCTTATCGGTGAAGGCGGCGAAGGAAAATTATTCGGTATTTTCCACAATCCCGCGGACGCGTCAAAGGATATTATCGACCGTAAAACAGACGTTGCAATTTCCGAAATCGACGCAACAACACTTGATACAATTATTTATTCATTCGGCGGCGACGAAGATGTCGAAGACGTGGCCGTACTTATCCTTAATAAGCTTGACTTGAAGGCGTTTGCAACTTTAAGAACAGACGACGGCAAGAAGGTTTATAACGTGGTAAATCACGGAAATACAGGCACAATCGACGGCGTTCCTTACATCATCAATTCAGCTTGTAAGGCAATTACAGCGGCAACAACCGAAGCCGATGAATACGCAATGGCTTACGGCCCGTTGTCAAATTACGAATTGCCCGTATTCTCGGACATCGACATTCAGCGTTCAACACATTATAAATTCAAGCAGGGACAGATTGCACACCGCGGCGATGTATTCGCGGGCGGTAACGTTGCAGCATACAACGGCTTCTTGCGTGTAAAAAAAAAGTAAATGACGCGGCGGCATATAGCCGCAACGGGAGCGGGGCAACATTGACAATCACTTCCGAAGCGGGTACAACTTCGGGTAATACCGTTATAACCGTTTCCGAAGCTTTGGCCGACGGCAACAGCTACAAATATAAAATCGCAGCAAATCCGACAATTCCTTCCGTTGGTGATACTTGTTCTTCGGGTTACACTAATTGGAACGGCAGCGACGAAATAACCGCAGAGAGCGGAAAAAC